AAGAACTATTAGCTGAACTTGATAAGTTGAATACTAATCTATCAACTAAGGACTAATAATGGATAAGGTTGGAATATCATATTTAAGTAGGAATTCTAACACTGTTGGTAATACTGAGGAGTTAGGTATTTTAAATGATAAGATGGTAACCGCTAGAGTAGTGGATATTTCTCTTAATAGTAACTCTCAGTTATTTAATCAAACAGGACAGTGGGGAGGAATAGGAACTATTCAATATCAACTAGTATCGACACCTACCTCACCAATAGTTTCAAACCAATCATTATCCAGTAATTTAGCAAAACCTTTATTTCCTCAATTTAAGAACTATCCATTAGTTAATGAGCTAGTAATATTATTTAGATTACCTACAACAGGTGATTCTCAGGCAACAGGAACATATAACTATTATTATTTAAACTCTATAGGTATCTGGAATCATCCAGAACAAAATGGCATTCCTAATGTTTATTCTACTAATACAACTGAATCACCCTCACAAAATAAAAGTAATGATTCTATTGAGTTAGGTAATATACAACAACCTAGTGGTACTTCATTTCAATTGGATTTAAATGGTAATAGCGGAGGAGATTTTATAGAAAAGGGAAATATTAGACCTATTCTTTCCTTTATTGGGGATCAAATTTTTGAAGGTAGATTTTCTAATAGTATAAGATTAGGCAGTACATCACCTTCCTTTGGATCAGTACAAAATAACTGGTCAGTAACTGGTGAAATTGGTAGTCCTATTACAATATTAAGAAATGGACAACCTAAGGATTTAGGAGAACCAGGTTGGTTACCTGTAACTGAAAATATAAATACGGATTTATCTTCTATTTATTTAACTTCTACCCAACAAATTCCAATTGATGTATCAGTAGCAAGTTCTACAACAGGAGGTGGAGCTACTGTTCCTTTTTCCAATGTAATAAAAGAAACCCCACAATCACCTAAATCATATAATCAACAACAGATTATTTTAAATTCTGGTAGATTAATATTTAACACTAATGTTGATAGTATTTTAATGTCTTCCCAAAAATCAATAGCAATGGAATCTGTTGAAGGTTTAGGTATTAAATCATTAGAAGGCAATGTTAACTTATTATCCCCAAAAGGTATAGTATCTTTAGGTAGACAAAATGCTAGTGAATCTTTAGTACTAGGAGATGCCTTTATGACTCAGTTTTCAAACTTATTAGATAATTTAAATATTGTATTAACAGCATTAAATGGTGAACCATTAGTACCTGCAGCTGCGGCAGCAGCCTTTTTAGTAAAAGAAAGTTTATCAGCAATAAAAAGTCAAATTCCAAATTTAACCTCTAAATCAGTTAAAACTGCATAAATATGGATGTTAAATCAATATTACAATTAGCTGAGGGGTTTGTGAAATCACCAAGGGGTTCACAAGTATTATCTAACCTTAAAGGTAAAGTAACAAAAAATCCTGAAAATAAACCATCAATTGTTACTTTTGTTACTAAAGGAAGAGTATATGATCAACAAACCAATGAATCATTACAAGGAGTTAATATAAAACCCTTAGAAGTATTATATCCTATGAAATCATTTAAAAATGATGAAGGTAAATTAGAATATAAGTATGATAAAGATGGCAATAAAGAAATTAAAACGGATTTAAATGGAGAATTTGAAATAAGATTTGGGATTCCGGTTTTACCTACCCTTCCTAATGTTGTTTTAGGACAACCTAAATTAACATATAATTTAAAAAATTATGCTCCCCAATTACAAACTATTATTACTGGTAATGGTGAAGTTTTATCTCAACTCCCACCCATGGGTTTACTTAATCTAAAAGTATCATCTTTAATAGCATCTGCAGGATTAAAAAATGAAGCTAATTTAGCTATACAAAAAGTATCTGCTTTTGTTTTAAATCCTATTGAAAGATCAATTGTTGTAATTAAAAATTCTGTACTAACTGTTACAAGTTCAATTCAAAATAAATTGTTTCCCCTAGCCATAGAATTATTAATAGTATTTGGTATTGCAAAATTATCACAATCAGGTGAGGCACAATGTCCTGATAATGCTTTATTAAAATTAACTATTAAAAAAAGAAATTCTATAGTAAAACAATTAAATAATGTATATAAAATTATTACCCTCAACACCGCATTAGTAGCTTTATTTTTATTTATTAGTAATTTATTTAAACAAGGTAAAATAGCAGTAGGTAATTTACCTATTCCTTTATCAGTACCTCCAGGTATTGGTTTACCCTATTCTGTAGTCTCTCAGTTAGAAAATATAAAAGAATTATTTGAAACATTATCAGATGTTAATAAAGATTTGAAAAGATCATTAATTATAGCACTAATATTTCTAATAGCATCTTTAGTTATAATATTAAGATATTTAAAAAAGATAGATGAATTAATAGAAAGGTGTGCTGGTGAAAATGAAGGGTTAGAAATGACAGAAATTAATAATGAACTACTAGCTATTGGAAAAGAATCAGTAGAACAAGGTAACCCAGTGGTAACCAATGTAAATGGTTTTGAAATTTCCGTAGAAGTAGATCAACAAAGTAAAACAGGAGAATTATATAAAAGAAGAGCTATTGGGAAAAATAGCGCAGGGGTAACTATTTTAAAAGGAGATGGGTCATTTAGTGCTGAAGATCAAATATTAATTGATGAGTTATCATTTTATATTGTCCAAAATAACTTAAAAGCAGATTAAATCAATATTTATAACAAAACATATATTAAGATATGAAACTAAGTGAATTAAAGTCCGTTGTAAAAGAAGCAGTTAAAGAAGCTATTCAAGAAGAGATGAAAGACATCCTTCTAGAAGCAGTAAGATCACCTCAACCCGTGATTTCTACAGCTCCTGCTCAACAAAATGTACCTATGTCAGAAGATAATAGGTTAGCTATGAGAGAAAATATTCAAAATGTATTAGGTGGTATGATGCCTGATGCCAATGGTACTATATCTGCTACATCAGCAAATGTACCTATGCAAGTAACTAATACTAATACCGCATCTCCTGATGGTCAACTACCCCAAGGAGAAGTATCAACAGATCAAATTATGAATTTAATGAAAGGTAAAGTATAATAAAATGGCATTTGGAGCGGTACAAAAATTTCCTAATGATACAAGACCAAGAGTTGGTATTGGAGTTAGTCTCCCTTTTAACTCTGGTGATGTATTTACCCCAAATTATACTACTAAGGAAGCTATTAAGAATAACTTAATAAACTTTTTCCTTACTAACGTAGGAGAAAGACCAGGTAATCCTGAGTTTGGTGGGGGATTAAGAGAATTTATATTTTCCCAAATAACAGAAAATAATTTAGATTTTTTAAAAGAAGATGTTGCTGATAAAATAGGTACATTTTTTCCAAATGTTAATGTTCAAGAATTAAATGTATTATCTAATCCAGATAATAATTCAATTACAGTACAAGTATTCTACTCAGTTATAAACACTACAATTAATGATGATTTAGAATTAAATTTCGCATAATGGCAATCAGGAGAGACATAAACTATATAAATAAAGATTTTGCTGAGTATAGAAATACACTAATAAACTACTCACAAACATATTTTCCAACAACATATACAGATTTTTCTGAAACATCTCCAGGTATGATGTTTATAGAACAAGCTGCTTATGTGGGTGATGTTTTATCTTTTTACTTAGATAATCAAGTGCAAGAAACATACCTACAGTATGCTAGACAGGATGATAACCTATATGATTTAGCTTATATGTACGGGTACAAACCTAAAGCAACAGGTTTAGCTACTACTTCAGTAGATTTTTTTCAACAAGTACCTTCTAAACTATCAGGTAGTGCTTATGTACCTGATTTTGATTATGCTTTATATGTAAATCAAAATACAGTTGTAAGTACAACAGCAGGAAATTCTACATCTTTTACAACAGATGAACCTATTGATTTTTCAGTATCTAACTCTTTAGATCCTACAATAGTATCAGTAGCACAAGTTTCAGCTGGTAACCCTACTTATTACTTACTAAAGAAAACTAGAAGAGCGTTTAGTGGTGTTATTAATAATACATCAGTAACCTTTGGTGCACCTGAAGAGTTTGCTACCACAGAAATAAATGGAACTAATCTTTCAAACATTATCGATGTATTTGATTCAGATGGTAACCAATGGTATGAAGTAGATTATTTAGGTCAAGATGCAGTGTATACTGGATTAAAAAATGTTAATACCAATGACCCTAATACTTATACAGATGCAGATACACCTTATATCTTACAAACAAAAAGAGTACAAACTAGATTTGCTACAAGATTTTTAAATGCGAACACTTTACAGTTACAGTTTGGAGCAGGTTCACCAACAGAAACTACAGAAAATGTAATACCTAATCCTGATAATGTAGGTTTAGGTTTACCATTTGGGCAAAGTAAGTTAACAACTGCTTATAGTCCTACTAACTTTATATTTACTAACACTTATGGTATTGCACCTAGTAATACTACTTTAACTATTAGATATTATA